TTAAAAGCAAGACGGGGCCTTGTTTTGTTGGAACGTCAGCACCACGAACTTTGAAGGGTTTGCCACTGACAATGTGCTTTGCAAGAGCCCAGGCAGCAGTTGACTTACCGTCGCCACCAGCGCCATATATAAGAATGACTGAAGGATGCGGAAGCACGTCAGGGATAAGATATTCACGTTTTTCATCCAACTCCATCAATTTTTCTACAGTCATCAACGATTTAGCTTTATCGTAAGCGATCTGATCAACAATTAATTTTTCGAGGGCTGTTTGATCGCGATAACCAGCTTGAAGCGCAAGAGAATTTAGCTTGTAATTTACTTCAGCAGGGTTATCAAGTTTAAGAATTTGAAAAGCACGTCGAATAACCTCTTCATATTCAAGGGTCGATTGCCTAAATTCTTGCACTTGCTTTTCCTCTGCTGAGCTAACAACTTTGGCTATGTCTTCCGAAAATCGATGACGTTTAGGGTCTTGAAGATCAGCCAAACGAATAAGAGTGCCTAAGCCAACGCCATTGCCTTTGAAAGAATGCCAAATGTGCTCACAAGGATTGCCATCTTTCCATTCATCCTGAAAGTCTGGATCATCTGAGGACCAAGAGGACCAAAGCATCATTCCCGCTTCTGTAGGAAGAGCGGAATTGATGGCCATGCCAATTTTGACCCAATGATCGCGTGATCCTCTGCCTTTATTAGGAATTACGCTGAGACAATCTTTGATAATTTGAAAGAGTTCATCGTCGGTGCGATCAGAAAAATCTAAATCGCGTTTAACAATAATTTTTGGTGGCTCACGCATTTCAGCAAGCAACCAGTCTGGAACGGTAGGAATATTATTTAGGTCGCCTTCAAGTTTGTACTCACCCGGCTCAGAATTGTCACCGCCGGGGTAGGCACCAAAAATAACACCTTGCTTTTTAGAATTCCAAAGAATTTCATAGTCGTTATTACCTAGGCCGCGACCTTTAATGTCAGCCCAATGTTCTTCTGGAACACGAAATATAAATTTTGCAGCATTTGCACGTGTCGAAGTAACCATTGGAGCGCCTGCTAGGGAATCTCCCCAGTGCTTCATCCAACGCTTGAGGTTGTGGTCAACGTCAAGAAAAACGATGCCGTTGCCACGGATGCCAGTAAAGATTCCAACAGCCTTGAGATCAGGGTTACGTTGGAGCGCCAGAGCTACGTCAGCTGGCCCAAACTTCTGATCAAAACTAGCTTTTAGGGGTTGCTTACCGCAGAATCCACGCGCATCGTTTTTGGCATGGATTGGAGCGTAAACAAGACCTTCAGGCAGAGTCTTGACAAAATCTTGTAGCATCGTGTAAGATTTGAATGAGAGTGCACTGCGACCCGGTTCGCCCCTTGATCCATAGGGCGAGTCGGGTCTTTTTTTAGTTTACCCGAACTTGACAGCAGGTCAATCAAGGCTTACAGTAACAAAGCGTCAAATGAGACGCGACAACCCACAAGACAACTTTCTCGTGAAACTTTCCGCAGATTTCATTCAATCTCTTGAACAAGAGAATGACGGTAGCTCTTCCAAGGATAACTATCTTGGATACACAAAACTAGAGCAAGGTAAGCCAGCAAACTTTGCACTTTTAGAGCAAGACCCGCTTGAATACTGGCTTGTTTGGGCAGAAGCGAAAGCATCAGGCTCTATGAAGCCATTTCGTTTCATGAACCAACCATCATCCGATGAGATTGATTTAGAGCTTGGCTCTGAATATGTCCGAACGATGAATTATGACAAGACAGCAATTCGTAAGCCACAGCAATGCTTGACGTGGCCTGTCTACAACTGGGACATGAATAAGGTCCAAGTTTTAGAAGTTTCACACATATCATTGGCGCGTCAGTTTGCAAAGTATGGCTTGAACAAGAAGTACAGCAAGAACTTGCTGGACTGGGATTTCGAGCTGAGCAAGATCAAAGGGGAAATGGTGCGTTATGAGCTGTTGATTGTTCCCCGTGATGAGGACGAGCACAACGAAACTCAGATGGAGAAGGCTTGGCTGCAAGTGCAGAAGGGTGGATTTGACCTAAATCGAATGGTTACAAGCGACGATCCATTTAGCGAAGGCTGAGGAAATGTACGATTTTAATGCTGACGAGAATGGTCACATCCTTTGCCCTAAATGCGGTTTTAATTATCTGCATCTAACAAAGGCTGAAAGCCATGATCAACGTGCTGTCTTGGCTTTTTATTGTGAAGGCTGCGGTATGAACGGAGATTGTAGATTGGTTTTTGATAACTACAAGGGACATACAAATGTTTCTTGGGAGAAGGGCCGACATCTCGGCCCTTGGAACGGCAACACCTAGTTCTGGGGGCCTTGTGCCCCCTTTTCTCACTAAAAATTTATGGTTACTAAATCTAAGCTGACAACAGAGGCAGATGCCATTCTTTTCAAGTTTCGTATGTACGGAGGAGATTGCGGTATTTATATATTGGAAGATTTAGACATGACTTTAAAAGTTTTTACTACGACTTTAAATGCACTTCTTAAGTCGGGTTATCTAGAAAAAGTTCATGATCACCTTCCAGGTTTGTGGTTTCAGTTAACAAAAAAAGGTTCAGCGCATGTTCTGGATTGTTACCCTCGCCTGCCTGATCGTAGCGATTTAGTCAGTTATCCATTTTTCCGTCATTTTCCCGACAACCCTTGCCATCAGCCGTTTATAGAGTAGATTAATTTGGGGAAAGAGTGTCTAGTGACAAACGAAGCTGATTCACAGAACATCCTTGCTTCGTTACGGCGCTGGCAACTAGAGCAAGACAACTCAGGCCCATTCAGGGTTTACAGAGATCAAGAAGGGCTGATTTACCATTCAGTCACGCATATCCTGAAGCACACAGCCCCTCAATCCCAGAAAGATGCCCTGGAGCGTTGGTCCAAAAGAGCAGGCAGTGATATGGAGCGTGACATTGCCTGTAATCGCGGCACCATTGCTCATGAGCACTGTGAGTATGTTCTCAAAACCGCTTCAAAGCTGGCCCGTCAAAGTGCCAACAAGAAAGGAGCGTGGAAGGTTTGGGATGATGGTTTGGCACGTGCTCCAAAAGCCATCACCGCCTGGGCACTTAAGAAGTCGAAAGATGGAGCGCCGAAAGTTGCATGGCCAGCCCGTGAGTACGCCAGAGGTTTATCCGACTGGTTGGTAAGTGGAAGCGTAACGGCCATTCATGCGTCGGAATTTAGCGTTAGCAGTGAGGAAGGATTTGCTGGAACGGCAGACGCTTTGATTGATACGCCATTGGGTTTAACGATTTGCGATTTTAAGACCAGTAGTCGTGAGGCAGACAAGCCTGAAGCGTGGCTAAAGGACCATCAGGACCAATTAGGTGCTTATAGCCTTGGATTACGTGAGAGGGCTGGTATCCGAGTGGATGCTGGAGCGGTAATTATTGCCAAACCTAATGGGACCATTCAACTGCGGATGCTTAGCGAATTGGAGATGAGGGGATGCGAAGCCCGCTGGACTGAACGCAACAATATATATAAGGAAATGTTATTAGCTGGTGAAGTCTGCTGATGGAGGAAGCATTAGACCTTATATATCGCGGCAAGTGCAACGTAGCTGTCAAAGCAAAAGAACTAGACATCTCAACAAAAACGTTGAAACGTCTAGTTCGTGAATATATATTGGAGCGCCCGTTAGATACGAGCGATCCAGAGGTTTGGAGCGGTGATGTGGAGTTAGGTTGGCCCTGGATCTAGACACTCCTGCATTGCTCTCCGCTGATAATAAAGTTTAAGCCGTAAACATTCTTCAGCGTTGGCGTGGTCTTCCCAATCATTAAAAACAACAGCTCTAGCAGCTTCATACCGAATAGCAGAAGGCAGAAGGGATGTTGGAACGCGGGAACCCTCAGGAGAAAAACGGCCACCGTTAAGAATACTACTCATGAGTTGTACTTACGATTGTAAGCTTCAGTGTGCATTTCATCCAAAGTTACAGGAGGTTCACCACCTGAGTCATCCCAAAGATATTGGGGCGTTGGATCGTACTCTAGCTCATTTTCAAGTTGAGGGATCACCTCACTTTCAAGAAGATCCATCATGCCATGAGTTAATTCAACGTCCATCATGTGTCGTTTGTTTTCACGCTCTACAACACCTTTAAGGATGTCCAGAGCGCGTTGAATCTTGTGAGATTCATATTGATAAGTCACCACTCCACCTCCTTTGCGAGTTGTGCAAGTTTTTCTAGTGATTCAAGGCTCGTAAACTGACGTCTACAAGCAGCTTGGAGCGTGCGATCATCTTGCTTTTCAGCTGAATCCATTTGTTGTTCGACAAGTTCGAGACAGAACTCAACTCGTTTCAATGGATCGTAAGCAAAATGAGCTGAAGCATCAGCTTTGTCTTTACCCAAGATCAGACAAAGCAGTTGATTGATGGAGCGTTTGACTTGGTTTCTAGTGATCATTGGTGCTGCAAAGAATCGTGGAGCGTGGTGAGATCTGGGTCTGAATAGTCGTAAGCCTCAACGGGCATGAAAAATTCAGATTCTTTACCGTTGAGGGTTACATCGTCTTGATGGGTGAGCCCGATGCAGTTTCCATCAGGTATATAGACGATGTTGAAGCCACCGCGTTCGTGGTATTTGACGACGTAATCAGTGGTTGACCAGCAGACGGTTTGACCGTTAAGAACGGCTGCTTTAATGGTTTCTAGGTTCATTTG